TAGCCATGTATGTAAATGCTTCTGCAGATTCAGTAGCACTGAACTTTGTTTTAGCACCCATTTCCTGGGCTTTTTTATTTAGAGCGTCGAGGTCACCACCAGTAGCACCTGAAATAGCAGACACCTTAGACATCGCCGATTCAAAATCAGACGTTACCTTTACTGCTGCTGTTCCAAGACCAAGCACCGGTGTTGTAACCGTTTTGGTAAGAGTCGAACCTGCAGAAGTCATGCTCTTACCGGCGCTTTGAAGATTGTTTCCAATTTTTGTTGCGATATTCTTGCTTGCTGTATCAGCTTCGCTTTGAGCCGACCTTAAACCTGCCAAAAAGCCAGAAATATCAAGGTCAAGGTAACCAACAGCAGAACCAACATCAGTGGCCACAACTCTCACCTCCCTTACTTATCCAGTATAATGCTTGTACAAGTCCTTGAAAGAACTAAACTTCAATCTAAAGCTTGGCTCTTCTCCTTCCTCCATTTTTCTGGTGATATAAGCACAAGCTTCATCAAAACAGTATGTTGTGTAAGGGTCAGTTATGTCTAACAAAGAACTAGGGCGGCAACGATAAACATTTGCCAGCCCCAGCACATTCAAAATCTTTTTACTCTTTACGAAAGGATTCCAGAGCTTTTACTCCATTCTGAGTGTAATTGAAGATAGCCATAATTTGGTCATCAGAAAGCTCCATACCGGCCTGCTGAATCTCATCATACGTAGGCTGAACCAAAGAGGCTCTTGCAATTACTTCGCAGATGCCATACACATCAGAGAGCATATTCTCGTTGTCGGCATCCATACCTGCACCACCCTTAGAAAACAGCTCACCAGCTGCAGTCAAAAGGGTATTCGGAATCTTGCCCTGTTTAGCCAAAACAAGCATACTCGGTCTACGAACACGAGCAACAAAAGGCTGACCTTCCGCAAAATCAGGGAAACGAACTACAGTACCAGCAGCATAACTCTGCAAGTCTGCCAGTGTAGTGATATTCATCTGAGTATCACAATTCACCGGCTTAACCTGCTGAGGCTGAGGCATCATCTGTCCCCCAAACTGACCATTCACAACTCCATTATTTCCATACATGTTATCCATGATTCTCAATTTCCTTTCTCATTATTTACGTAGTCTACAATACAGGAAGGACAGCTACATAGTTGATTTCATAAGGTGCTTCGCCTGTCTTAGGCGCACTGTTGATAGTATATTCCGGAGCACGGAAAACACCATCTTCCGAACCAAACGCAACAGGAACACCCTGGCAGTTCGGATACGTAATCTTCTCATACTGAACAATCTGACCAGAAGCATCATACTGAGCAGAATAAGCATTCAGCTTAAATACCTCACCCTTATCAGCAGAACCTGCAACAGGCGGAGTATATCCAGTAATCTTGCTAGTCTCAGAAGAGTCATACTTAATAGTACCACCCTGGAGAATCAGAACAAGTTCAGGATTGAAGACATTGTCGGTAAGAGTAATCTCATTACCAGTAATGGTTGTAGTCTTCGGTTTCTGAGCACGAAGGATGCCTTTTACAACCAACTTAACGGCATCTTCCTCTTCAATCTGAGGCTCGACTTCAATCTTGTTTGCAGTGTCAAAACCAAATTCACCATCACTGGTTTCAATGGTAACAAGACAGCAATCAATAGTCGCAATCTCAGCTTTGGACTTTTTAACAGTACCAGCCATCGTTATTTTCCTCCTTATAGAATTTTCTTGTGATTCTTGTATTCAATACTAATCATGTGAGCCTTGTAGCTATCATCATAATAGCTTGGAGTTTGACTGCCATACGGCATAATCATCGGCTCTAACTCCTTCATGGCCTTCTTGACCTTTTGAACCAGTGGCTCAAGTGTACTATATGCTTGTTTAGGCACATAACACATTACTGCATACAAGTCATCATCCGTACTGAAGTTCGGAAGTTTTGAGGAACCATCATTCTTTACGACGATATATTCCTTAGTACAATCACCAGCTTTTATACCAGGCGAATATACATCAAAACCTGATTTCTTCAAATGCAAGTATATGTCCTGCCACCTTGAATCAGCATATTCAAAATTTGCATCAACCATACTTATCACCTCACAGTTTCAATTTGCTCATAAGATTGTCAAGGTCACTTACGATTCTTGGACCTTCCTCTCTAACTGTTGGAGCAATAATCGCATAGTTCTTTTCATGTGCAAGCTCAAGCCAAATACCATAATCTACACCATGAGCAAGTATAATACGAACTATAGTCGGACTTGGCTGCGATACTTTCGCATTCAGCAAAGCTTTCGCCATACCAGTTCTATCGGCCCAAGGACGATTCATTTTCATCTTTGCTTGCAACTCACTTGCTTTAGTTGCCGAATACATCAAAACAACTGCACCAAGTTTTACGGACATCTTATCCAAATTCTTTTTCAATGAGCTGCTATCATAGTCAAGCTTGAACGACATTATCAACCACCTCCAAAGATATATCTGCAATGATGTTCCATTCCTGGATATTCACTACACCGGTAACCTTGAGAGTTTTGTTGTTGATTTTTAGCTCATCACCGACCTGTAAAACTAAGCTAGCGGCATCTTCATACAAGCACAAAATCATTGGAATTTTCTTTGTACGAACCTGAGTTGTGTCTCCAGTCGTAACTTGGACACTGCTATTTTGCTCATGATACAATCCTCGAATTGTACCAACCACAATAGGCTCACCAACCGGTTCACCAAAGTCATTCACACCAGACCTCTTAAACTCGTAATCAATACCGCTTCGCTTTAACTCTCTTTTGATTTTGTATGCTTCAAACTGAGTGTTTATCATCTTGGCACCTCCTATTCATTGAGGATGCCTGAATTAAACGGTTTGAAGCGAGATGCTAATCGCTTAAAATAAGCTGAAGTATCTTGTGTGGATAAACCACTGACAGATATTGTAGAATCTTCAGACTTAATGATAAGCATCTCATAAATGGTAGCATTTACGTTACCATTGTTCTTATCCAGATAATACTGGAAGTCATCCTCTTCAAAATAAGGTGACTGAGCCTCTCGTACTTCTTTCTTGATTCTTTCAATATCCGCCATAGGCTCACCTCTTACTCACCGTCAATGAAAGACTTGATAATCTCCTTAGCTTCGTTGGCGTTCTTAGTACCGGAGATGTCAATCTCCTTGATAGCTGCAAAACGCTTTACCTCTTCCTTATTCCACTGAGAAATAGGTTTTTCGAGAATCTCTTCTACGAAAATATCATCCTCAGATTTTTCAGGAGCAGCAGATGCTTCAGGAGCCTTAGCTTCAGCCTTTTCGTCTACCAGCTTGTACCCCTGACGAGAATAAATCCCGTCAAAAGCACCTCTGGTTACTTCAAACACATTCACACCATTCGTAATCTTAACCATAGTTCAGTCCTCCTCTGCTTATTCTGCATCAGTATCCAGAATGTAAACCTGGTCAGCAGCTTCAAAGGAAGGCAGACAAATCATAGTCTCAACCTGAACAGGGTCAGCCTTCTGAACAGTAGTAACGGCAACACCAGTATCAGTAATAGATACATTCGCAACAGAACCGGACATAAGATCAGATTCAGCAGGAGTAGTACCGAACCAAGTCTTACCAAGGTCACCATCAGGGAACATAACGAAAGTTTTCTCAGGCATGAACTTAGCAGCAGCCTCGTTCTCATCCTTATAACGCTTGTCGTTAACAACAACGTCGATTTCAAGCTCGTCCATAATGTACTGACGAAGCTGCTTATCAGAGATAGCACCTGCACCATTGGTAAGAACGAAGATTGCCTTCTTAATCTTTTCGTTGTTGCGGATGTCTCTCCAAGTCTTGCCATCACACATAGCACGAGTGATAACTGCACCAGTCTCGTCCTGAATCTTTTCCTTAGCAACTCTGATATCCTCGATAGGGTCAGAGGTAGCATGGTTAGACCAAGATACAGCTGCATTACCCTTATGAGTTACACCATAGTCAAAGGTAAAACTCTGACCATTTGCAGCCATAGAGATAATACCAGTAGTAAGTGCCATCATACGCATTCTCTCACGAGAAGCACGAGCACCACGAAGCAGACGAGTTTCGTCGTCAAAAATCTTGTTCATTACAGAATCGATGTAAGCCTGGTTGCCAGTCTCAAGAACAAGATTGAGTTCCTGACGAAGCTCTTCATCGATATAAGTAGACTCCTTGAAGTACGGCATCTCTGCAGTAAGCTTTTCAAAGCCGATACGTGCACGAGGAATTGCATGTACATCAAATGCGGAAGTCTTAAGTACAACAGGCAAACCTTTGCTACCCTTAATCCACTTGAGGGAAATGCCACGCTTCTTGTCATCAGGGAACAGCTCTTCGCAAGGATACGGAGCTTCGTCCTGAGTGAGCTCTTCCCAATATGCAACGAGTTCAGTACTCTGCATCAAATCGAAAATAGTCATCTCTTATTTCCTCCTTCTCTTACGCCTTCATGAACGTAATCTGCTTAGAAGCTCCGGTTGCACCAACTGCAGTAGTGATTGCAGCAGCAACATCGGAATCCACACGATTCACATTCACAAAACCAAAAATCAAAGCAGTGCCATTGGCATTGCCATCAGTTACATCAACGTCATGCAGAACAACTGCATTCATTGCCGTAGTACCGTCAGCCTTAACAGCTACAGTCTGAAGATTCATCAAGTCAACCTTGATAGGGGTACCTGCCTTTACGATTTTCTTGTTGCCTACGGTAGCACCAAGAGTCTGAGGCACGATACAACCAACAGAACTCTGAAGCTCAACATTAGCAAGAATCTGCTTAGTTGCAGTCAGAGTAGTCTTAGAAATACCACTACGATTCAGCATTCTTATATACCTCCATATTATTTGTTGTTGCCCCAGTAGCTGGGCTTTTTACCAGTACCACGGCGCTGTGCAGCAAGACGAGCGCCAAGACCTTTTTCCTCGCCTTTCTTCTCCTTATCGGAGTTCTTGACAGAAGAACCAGTTCCCTTCTGGCCAGTCTTACCTTTTCCTTTGTCTTTTCCACCCTTGTCATCGTCTTCGGATTCACCGAACCAAACAGGGTACTTAGTCTTGAACTCACCGATGATAGTCTTCAGGTCAGAATCCTCGGTCATCTTTGCAAGTGCAAGAGTAACCACATCATCCACGTACTGAGTTTTTACACCCAACATCATGGCTTCAGCTTTAGCTTCTGCAACCTGAGCTCTCTGCTCGGCTTCGTTCATCTTTGTCTGATTTTCAGCATCCTTTTCGGCAGCCTTCTGTTCATCAGTCTTCTGGCTTTCGATAAGTGCCTTAACCATTGCAACCATCTTGGAGTCCTTAGGGTCAATACCCAATTCCTTAAGAGCAGCACTACGACCCTGATTCTTTTCACGAGTCATCATCTTGTTTACCTGCTCTTGGGTGAAAGTCTTACCAGACTTACCTTTATCGTCTCCACCTTTGTCCTTACCAGATTTATCATCTTTACCGGACTTTCCAGAATCATCCTTGTTGTCATCCTGGTCCTCAACGTCCTCGTTCTCTTCAATTTCCTCATCAGTGAGGTTGTTCTTCGTTTCTTCAGCCATTTTAATTTCCTCCTGCTCCATGATTCTCATGGTAGATATTTGATAGTTTGTTCCTTGTGATTGTTTTCAGACGCCACAAAGGTAAACGTACCTGGGAACATCTTATTCACTTTATCTACGTATTCTTCAAGACGTTGTTTCTTTTTGAACACCATAGAATTTAGCATTCTTGCCATTTCCTGATTATTGCTACCATGGTTTCTTCGTATCCTCTTTTTTGTTTTCTCAAGGTCCTCCACTAATTCATAGTAACGTCTATCCTGAATAGATATACGGTAAATCTTATTACACTTTGGACACACAAAATAAACCAGAGTAACCGGCACACCGTTCAATTCAACGATAGCCTCATGTATTCCCACAGCATCCAAGTAAAACTCATGTTTGCACTCATCACACACGATTATTGCTTTTTCCTGACTCATACCGAAAACCTCAGCACAAAATCGGAATCCGTTTCGTTGTCGTGCAGCAACTTACCGGTATATTCTTTCATGAGATTCATCCTGTAGTCAGACAGGTTCTGTCGAGCTTTCTTGAATTTTGCCGATTGTTTTTGTGGAATTTCTTTGTCCTTTTTCTTTAACACAGCAAGCTTTACAAACTGTCTGGAAACTTCCTTAAGTTTATTAAGCGATGTTGCGTCATCAATCTGAACGTAATGGCGTCTGCCACACTTAGGACAATCGTAATATGTAAGAAATATTGATTGCCCATTTACATTGAACTCTTTTTTATGAGTAACTGCATTTACTGCATTACCTGCTGTGATTCGAAACTTTTCTTTGCAATCTTCACACTCAACAAGCAATGACATTGTTTCTCTGTCGATTGTACTCACTTGATTTCCTCCTTTTCTTGTTCTTGGAAATTGGTCCTCA